TGATGCTATCACTGTAGAAGAAGTGACTGGTGCATTAAAATTCTCTGATAAGAAAACAAAGGTACAATATATGTTAGCAGCACCATCGGTGATTCCTGCAGTACCTGATTTAAAAGCATTACCTCCATTTGATACGGAAGTAAAATTAGATGATGAGTTTGTAAATAAGTTCATCAAATCAAAAGGAGCATTAGCAGACGCTGATACTTTCACATTTACTGTTAAAGGTGGTAAGGCTGAGATTATCTTAGGTTACTCATCAATCAATTCAAATAGAATTTCTATTGGTGTTGAAGCAACAGCAAAAGACGATATCGAACCAATCGCTTTTTCAGCAAAATATTTGAAGGCTATCTTAATGGCTAACAAAGGTTCTAAAACATCTTCATTGAAAATCTCATCTAAGGGATTATCGCATGTATCATTTACTGATGGAGATTACACATCAAACTATTACTTAGTAGAAATTAAATAATTATTATGAGCTTTTGGGATACTGAACCACAAAAACCTGTCTTTGACTTTGAAGCTGAAAAAGTAAAGTTAAAAGAAAATATGGACTATCTGATGACTATGTCTGTGCAAGAACAAACACTATATAAGAAGTGGGTGGAATTGCAAGAACCATCAATGATTCAGGCTAAAGCCCAAATAGCATCTTATTACGATACCCAATGGAAACCAACTGATATCAACAATAAGGAGCTAACGATAAAAGAAATTGAAGCGTTAGACCCTTATGTTGAGATTGTTGATGACCCAAAGGAATCTACTAAATGGGCAGCGGTAAGACGTATGATTCACACAATGGATTTTACAGCAAACCCTGGTCGTAATGTAAAGATTAATGTAAAAGATAGAGTGAGTGGAAAACTATTAGGACAAATTTCATTAGCATCCGATGTAACCGCTATGGGAGTTAGAGATAACTACATTGGTTGGAGTAAGGATAATAAATTTGTTGATGGTAAATTAAACAATACTACAATTGCTTCTACAATTGTATGTACTCAACCATTAGGTTATAACTTTTTAGGTGGTAAGTTAATCGCTATGATGACAACTGTGCCTGAGGTTAGAAACTATTGGAAATCAAAATATGATAATGTATTAATTGCAGTAGGTACAACATCTTTGTATGGAATCCATTCTCAATATAATGGTATTCCTTTATTTAAAACTTTAGGTGAATCAGCTGGTAAAATTAGTTTAAAGCCGGATGATAAATTTTATGACCCTTGGCATCAATGGTTAAAAGAAAATAAGCCTGATTGGTATATGGAAAACATTACTAGAGAAAGAGCTCGTAATGGTGCTAATATGGGATATGAAGCTAACGGACCTGTTAGTGGTATCAAACAAAAGATATTAGGACAAATATTTAAAGAATGTGGTATTAAGGCAACTGAATATCATCACGGATTTAAGAGAGGAGTTTATATGGCTATGATGTATGAAAACGGATGTGAGTTTTTACGAAACGAAATCACCGAAGATAAATTAATTCTTAAAGATAAATTTAAGCAAGGTACTGAATACATCAACAAATGGTGGAAGAAACACGCTATCAGTAGATATACAAAACTACATGATGAAGGAAGAATTAAACCTGAACATTTATTCTATATAGATGCTATTGGAATTAGTTGGGACGAAATGAAAGCAAAATACCTATCAGAAGTAGGAAGATAATATTAAAAACAAAAATTATGGAAAACGAAAATTTAGAACCAATTGGTGAAATTAAATTGGCGCCTGTTGAAAAGTATGAAGAATGCGAATGGGTATTTCAATTTGATGAAGATGAGCCGCAAATATTTGCTTGGACATCCGAAGAAGATACCGATGAAGACCCAACTGTAACTTTTACAATTGGTAATAATAAAAATGCATACATTACATTTACTAATAAAACGAATACAAAAACTTTAAAAATATTTGCTAGAGAATTGACAGATGCTGGTAAAGAATTAAGAGAATTGCAAAGTTTAAAATTAGTACAACAAAAAATAGAAGAAGACAATGATAGTGAAAATAAAGAAGCTTAATCCTTTAGCAGTAGTGCCATCATATGCAAAGGATGGTGATGCTGGAATGGATTTAGTAGCAACATCAATTATATCAGAAACGGATACTCAAATTACATTTGGTATTGGTCTAGCATTAGAAATACCTTATGGGTTTGTAGGATTGATATTTCCTCGTTCATCAGTTAGAAAGACTAGATTAATGTTAAGTAATTGTGTAGGTGTAGTTGATAGTGGATATAGAGGAGAATTACAAGCTACATTCAACAAAGTTAATCAGAATTCAATTGCTGAGAATGATTACAAAGTAGGTGATAGAATTGCACAAATTATGATTATCCCACATCCTGAAATTCAATTTGAAGAAGCTACTGAGCTATCGGATACTGAAAGAGGTGAAGGTGGATTTGGAAGTACTGGAAAATAAAAAATTAAATATGTTTATAGAACAAACAGAAGAACAAACTAATCATAGCTTATGGACGGAAAAATACCGTCCATCAAAGCTTAAAGATTATGTAGGTAATGAACACTTAAAAACAAAAGTAGAAAATTACTTAGAAACGGGTGAAATTCCTCACTTATTATTATATGGAAAAGCGGGCACTGGTAAAACTACATTAGCAAAATTAATTGTTAAATCAATTGATTGTGATTATATGATTATCAATGCATCGGATGAAAACAATGTTGAGACTGTAAGAAACAAAGTAAAGAACTTTGCATCCTCGATGGGATTCAAACCATATAAAATTATCATATTGGATGAGTTTGATTATATGACAGCAAACGCACAAGCTATCTTAAGAAACTTAATGGAAACATTCTCAGCACATTGTCGATTCATATTAACTTGTAACTATGTTGAGAAAGTAATTGAACCAATTCAAAGCCGTTGTCAAACATTTCAAATCATTCCACCAACTAAAAAAGATGTAGCTATTCAAGTTAGTAGTATTTTAAAAGCGGAAGGGGTTGAATTTGATATCAAAGATTTAGTTCCAATTATAGATGCGGCTTATCCTGATATTCGTAAGGTAATCAATACTTGCCAATTGAACTCACATAAAGGTAAATTAAAAGTAGATGTACAAAATTTATTAGAGAACGATTATAAAGCTAAAATTGTAGATATTTTAAAATCTTCGGATGATAAAAGAAACAAATATATGAAAGTAAGACAAGTTCTTATAGATTCTAAAGTAACGGATTTTACTGATTTATATACTTTACTTTATGATAAGGTTGATGAATATGGTGGAGAGAATACATCTAATGTTATTTTATTATTAGGTGATGGTGTAAGTAAATCAGCAGTAGCAATTGATAAAGAAATTATCGCAGCAGCTACATTAATTCAAATTTTAAATATTATTTAATGGCAAACATTTTAGGAGCAGGTGGAGAAAATTTAACTCCACAAGAAGCACAAATTCCTTTAGAAAAAACAACCGCAATTGGATGTAAAAAATGTGGTGGTGAAATTTTTGTACAAGGGTTTGGATTTCGTAAGATTTCAAAAATATTAACTGGTAAACCAAAAGATGAAGTACTGCCGGTAGAGTTATTCCTTTGTGGAGATTGTGGTGAAGTACTTAATGAATTATTACCTCCGGGTTTAAAAGTAGAAGAAGAAGCATAATATGGCTAAAACATTATTTGACCATCTAAACGCAATTACGGATAAGAAAGACCCAAAGTATTGGGATACACTTGATGAGAGTGATAAAAAGACATGGAGTAACTATATGATACTCCGTTTTCTTTCTATGAAACCCGAATGGATAGAATTGATTGCAGATATACAACCTTATTTACAAGAGGCTCCGCCTAAAGCAATGTACTTAGCATTGATTGGATTGATTCCAAAGACAAGAGCATTTCTAAAATATATGAAACCAGCTTCATCTGAAAAGTATGAAGATTGGATTATTGAATTGGTAGCAAAAAACTACGAAGTATCAAAATCAGAAGCAGAGGATTATCTTAAAATCCTATATGAGACTACTACCGGTAAATTACATATTAAAGAAATAGCTGAATCGTATGGTACTGACCCTAAACAAATTACAAAGCTAAAATTAAAGGTTTAGATTTGGTAAACTCGGGTATTTTTCGTATCTTTACATAAATAAACATAATGGCAAAAGTATCATTTTCGCAGTACTCAATGTGGAGTAGCTGTCCGCATCAATATAAGTTAAATTACATAGATAAGTTAGGTGAGAGTTCATCTAACATACATACAATATTTGGAACTGCTATGCATGAAACAATTCAACATTACCTTTCGGTTATGTATGGTGTTTCTAAAAAGCAAGCAGATGAAATTAACAAAGATAAGCTCTTATTGGAAAATATGAGGAAGGCTTATAAGAGTGAAGTTGAAAAGATGAGTGAAGGAACTCCATGTACTCAAATTGAATTAGAAGAATTTTATGGTGATGGTAGACGTATCTTAGCTTGGTTAGATAAACATATGCACAAATTCTACTCAAAGAGTGGATTTGAATTAGTAGGTATTGAGATTCCATTAAACGCAACTATTAAAGAGGGTGTACACTTTATTGGATTCATAGATATTGTATTAAGAGATG